ATGACATTCAAAAAAACCCCTATCCAAACCGAAGCAACCAAACTATTCGGCACCCAGGCCAAAGAGTTTTTGTTGGTTGGCGGCAGCCGCTCCGGCAAATCGTTCATTATTATATACCAGCAGTTGCAGCTGGCGGTAAAGCATCCCGGCTCACGGCACTTAATTGCGCGGCTCAGGTTTAACCATGCCAAAAACTCCATTTGGTTAGATACGCTGAAGAAAGTAACCCGCCTTTGCTTTCCGGATGTGAACATTAAGTGGCGCAATACCGATTATTATTTGGAGTTAGAGAATGGATCGCAAATTTGGATTGCCGGCTTAGATGATAAGGACCGTACCGAGAAGATCCTCGGCATGGAATTTTTAACCGTGTTTTTGAACGAAGCCAGTCAGATCTCGTACAATACCTACACCATTATTAAAACCCGGCTGGCGCAAAAAATAAGCAGGGTGCAGCCGCAGTTGTTTATTGATGCCAATCCACCATCAAAAAAACACTGGCTATACCGGGTTTTTGTGGAGCATACCGATCCGGAAAGCAACACCGCCCTCACTCCTGCCCGCTACCAATGGCTCAAAATGAATCCCGACCAAAACATAGCCAACATTAGTAAAGATTATTTGGACACGCTGGATTCGCTGCCGCTGCGCAAACGGCAACGCTTTCGCGATGGGGAGTTTAGCGATGACAGCGAGGGCGCCCTCTGGACAGACGACCTGCTGAACGGAACCCGCCTGCAACGCAACCCCGATGGCACGCTGCCCGTGAGTTTAAAGCGCATTGTGATAGCCATTGACCCCGCCGTGAGCAGCAAAGATACATCAGACGAAACGGGCATTATCGTGGCCGGATTAGGTTTCGACAATCATTTATATGTTTTGGACGATGCAACCGGGAGCTACAGCCCCACCGAATGGGCCAACCGGGCCATTGCCCTATACAACCACTACCGCGCCGACCGCATCATTGGCGAAGTAAACAACGGTGGCGACCTGATAGAGGCCGTACTGCGCAACGTAGAAACCCGGGTGAGCTACAAAGGCGTACACGCCACGCGCGATAAACTTACCCGCGCCGAACCCATTGCCGCCATTTACGAGCAAGGCAAGGCCCACCACATCGATCAGCTTTTGGAGCTGGAACTGGAGATGACGAGTTGGGAAGCCCGGCGCGCCAAAAAATCGCCCAACCGGATCGATGCCCTGGTATGGGCCGCCACCGAACTTTGCCTCGGCACGGGCAGCATCATCACCGGCCGCGCCCGTTTCGGTTTCCGCAAAAAAACCGATGTGCGTAGTGTTCCGCGGCTGCTGCCGGAAAGGGAAAGGTTGATGAGGAGGTAGGGGAATTATGTTTAAGGATAGCCACCCTGTCATTGCGAGGTACGAAGCAACCGCGAACTGTACAGGGCGGCTCTGCAAATCGGCTTTGCCTCCATGCGGTTGCTTCGTACCTCCCCGCTGCTCCCGCAAGCGTCCTCGCTTGTGGCAAAGCGACTAAGCGACCGAATATTTAACCACAAGCAAGTACACCTGTGGCTTGCAAGTTATCTTCGAAGTACCTGTTTAATGTATATCACAAGCGAGGACGTATGCGGGAGCGAAGGGGTAAATCCGCCTGTTCATACGTCCACGCTTGAACGGGCACGAGCCTTTATCGAAATAGCTTCCTTAACAGGTATATTATCCACTTTATCACATACACTACCAAAACCAATATTAAGATGAGTGCGAAAATACCCAGCCAGCTAATACTTAGAAACAGCAGCACGTGTGGAGTTACCATGGTTTCCATTTTGTGTAAGTTTAGTTTAATGCCCCATTGCTTTCGAAGGCCGGAGGCCTAAGAATATTAATCACGAGGCAGAGCCTCGCGCTAACGTCATTCATTCATTCAACAACCAATCCCAAATCAATACTAACCACAACGCCACGTTGTTGTAAATCGGTTACCAGCATTTGCCAGCCGTTGGCTGTTAACATGGTATTGGCATAACGCCGCGATTGTTTGCCCAAGCATACCACCCGTAATATATAGTTGTTAAACATGCCCACTTTAATCAATTGCACGCCTTCAATATCGCTCAGGCGGTAGTGTTTACTGCTAAAAGGCCACAGGTAATTTTTAATGGTAAATTGCTCATCGTCAACAACGTAATAAAAAGTTTTTCGCGAGATCCTGATAATTTGCAAACAAGTTGATACCAGCCAGGCGCAACCCCAATAAACATTGGGAGACAAGGCGGGGTTATGAAATATCCATAAATAACCTAATCCTAACCATGAAATGATACCCAGGTTGTTCCAGTTAAAAAGCTTGTTACCGGAGTATGTCATGTTTAATATTTATAAGTATTGGTATGGTGAAAATACACATCCGCAGGCACATAAGCAAACCCACAAAAAAGCACAATTAAATTGCAGAATAAAAATAATTTTTATTACTTTTGTAATCAATGTAATATTAATAAAAAGATTGTCATTGCTGAGCGATAGCGCACAAAATACGCTGTCATTTCGAACGAGGTACGAGGAGAAATCCTTTACAAGCGACTTGATCTACAGCAAACCTATCGCTTGCAAAAGATCTCTCCCTACGGTCGAGATGACATGGCAAAAAATAAATCCCAAATCAAAAATCGTAAATCGTAAATCGTAAATCAAAATGCTTCCCATTAAACTAAACGGAACCCCTTACAACTTCCCTACCGAGGTTCACGAGATCAGCCTTGAGCAATTCCTGGCCCTGCGCAAGTCAAAAGGCGTGTTAGACGAGATCTGTACCCTTACGGGGATTGACCGCGAAACGATCTCGAACTTTAAGGGCCGCGCCGATTTGCAAAAATGCCAGGTACTACTTGGCAACCTGGGCTCAAAATTAGCGCTTGGTTTAGCAACCCAAAAGTTGCCCAAACAAACCACCATAGCCGGCAAAAACGTTCGGGTACCCAAAAATCTCAAAATTGAACCCGTAGGTGCCTTTATAGCTGTACACAACATCATTACCGAAGAGCATAAACGCTGCGCCGAATCGGGCGCCGACTTTGACCCTACCGACAGCATTCCGCAAGTGCTGGCGCATTATTTTTGGTTGCCCCTAATGGGCGATGACGTGCCCTACAACGACGAAAAAATTGAGAACGGAGCCTACATGCAACAAATACTCAGCATGCCGGCAGCGGATGCCATACCCATTGCCAATTTTTTTTTTCGGAAGTATCCAGCCTTATAGCCGAGCAAAGCAAACTGCTGTACCGCCCCGCCACACCCGATGAACAGCGCGCCAACGCATCAAAACTAAACCAGTTTGGCTGGATGCTGAGCATCGATACCCTGGCCAATTTCGACATCACCAAATGGAACGCCGTACTGAGCCAATCGTACGAACGTACCATCATCAAACTACTAATGAACCGCGAACGCATGGAGTATCAAAAACGATATGCGGAGGCGGCGAAAGAGGGTTAGTCCCACCCTGTCATTGCTTCCTTTCTGTCATTGCGAGCGATAGCGTGGCAACCGCACGGAAGCAGAGCGGATTTGCATAGTTCGCAATTGCTTCGTACCTCACAATCACACAGTTTTACAATAACCAACAACTCAAAGCGATAAGAACAATAAACTAACAACTCTCTCATGATAAAGGATTTCCTCCAAACCATTGCCACTAACCAAACCTCCATCGCCTCCTTTTTTTACGGAACCGATTACGAGGCCAACATGCAGGCCGATGATGCCGTTTTCCCGATGCTGCATGTGCAAACGGTGGTAAACTCCGGCGCCGAACTTTCGGCAACCACCGGCGCGGCACGCAAAACATGGCCGCTGTTCCTGTTCTTTTGTCAGAATGCCGACATCGACCTAACCACCGATCAGCAAGACGCCATTGCCGAACAAATGAAGGACCTGGCCATCGAATACGTAGCCCGCATTAACCAAACCCGCCAGTACGACGAGGTGTCCAAAATCCAATTCAAACACCTGTACTACAAGTTTGATATGGCCGTTTGCGGCGTACTCACCATGATAACCTTACGGGATAAGAGCGGCTATGCGGTGTGCCCCTTAATCCCCTGAAAAAGGGAATAAGAATATCGAATAATGAATTTTGAATGTCGAATATCGAAATACTTCATTATTCAAAATTGGGTGTTCGGTGTTCGATATTAGTTTAGCTGCTGCAACTCTTAACTTAACAAGCCCTGGCCCTGTGCGATTCCCTCCCCACGGGAGGGTGTAGGGAGAGGTATCTACGAAAGCAAGGCGAATAAACCCCTCCCTGCCATTACACAACCCAACGCACCCCTCCCCGAGGAGGGAAAGCACTTAAATAGAAAAGGGAACATTTAAACTAAAACCGACATGAATACTAAACTACCCACTCAAGCAACCATTCCTCCCCCTTCAGGGGGCCGGGGGGCTTTGTTCGCCTACTTCAGCAATGTAAAAGATCAAATCATAGCCACCGCCACGCAAAAAGGTATGAGCGCCAAAGCCTTAGCCTCCATGCAAATTGCCGAAACCGAAAACGGTTACACACTTAAAGCCAACGGCGGCATCCATTTTACAGAGCCAGACCACCGACGACCAGCCCAACCCGGAGCAGCAGCAACAAACCCCGATCTGCCAGCAATTATTGCCGATTGGTTAGATGCCCGCGGACTCAACATTAACCCGCACGCCGCGGCCAGCACCATCCACAAAAACCAGGTACGGCTATCCCGCCCAAGCGGCAACAAGCAGGTGCTGAGCGTACCCCTAAACACCGACCGGCTGGATCAGGTTTTTGATAGCATTGGCGATGAGTACCTGCAAAGTGCTTCGGAGCAGATTTTTGATTTGATGTAAGTGGGGGTTGATTTATAAAAAGCATGTCATTGCGAGGTACGAAGCAATCGCGAACTGTGCAAGGCAGCTCTGCAAATCGGCTTTGCAAGTCCGTTCTGCCTCCGTGCGATTGTTTCGTACCTCTCAATGACATGGTTTTTTTGAATTTTGAATTCTCTTTCTTTCCTCCCGACAGCAGATAAGCTTCGGCCAAAGCAGGCAGAACAATGGTGGCCCAGTGCGGCTGCAGGGCATTCCAGGTTTGCCATGAAGCGATGGCCTTGTGCGCAAAAGGCGGCGAAGATGGGCAGCCGTGGTTCTGCCTGCTTGTGCGTGAGTGGCAAGCGCAGGCCCACGCGCGCAAAGGCCAAGTGTCAAAAGAAGCCTATCTGATGTCTTGATTTTTGGTTCTTTTTATCAAGAAAAAGAACAAAGCCCCCGCGGCAATTGAGCGGGAACTATACAGAGCAAACTATGCAAATCTACATGGCGCAGAGCCACAAGTTACGCTACCGCTAAACTTGCGGTAGCGTTAATAACAAATAACTCATTAACCCAATAACCAACACCCACATGCCAATCCTCTCAAACATAATCGACTCATTCAGCAACAGCACCGGCAGCTATGTGTTGCGTTACAACGAAACCACCGTAGCCATAGATGTGGATTACACCGGCAGCAACGAAGCCGTTCTACTATCCAGCGCCGACCGGGGCGGCTACAGCGAAGGCGATTTTGTGAATACCATTACCACAAGCACCGGCGATGCTATTAGCTTTTTTGCAACGCTGGCGTTCCCCTTCCTCACCTTTACACCTCCGGGTGATGGCGGCGGCGATGATGGCGGCGGCGGCGGCCCGGGTTGCGATTTAACCATCGGCAGTATTGCGGTTACCAACCAAAGCGCAACGGGCGCTAACGATGGCGCTATCAGCATCAGCGCAAGCTCATCAAACGGACCTATCCAGTATAGTATCGATAACGTGAGCTGGACGAGCAGTAACACTTTTACGGCATTGCCAGCCGGCAGCGGCACCGTGTACGTAAAGGATAATTTGGCTTGTACGGCTAACCAGGCTTATACTGTGGCAACCAATACCGTGGTTACCGAGCCTAACCGGTTGGTGAGTACCCCGGCTGTGGGTGCATCGCGCTGGTCGGCGTTGTTTAACCCGGTTGTGTTTGCGTATCAAAGCCCCGAGCAGGTGCCGGGCCGCAAGTTTATTACCGAAATTACCAGTGGGTACGATGGCGCCACTAACGTAATAACCGCCACGCATTATGCTAACCTTACGGGATATTGCCGCGCCGATATATCAAAATACCTGCGCACGCTGCTGCAACCGAAAGATGATTTTGATTACTCCACCCTTAACTACCGCGATGCCAACATCAGCGCGTCGTACACGGTGCGTTACATGGAAGTTTGGGATGGCGGCCAAACCGATTGGATAAGCGCCGGCGATCCGTTCTACATCACCTATTCGGCTATGCAGATAGGGAATAAAACGGGTGGCAACATGTCGCCTTATGTAACTTATCCAACACCGGGTCAAGCCAACCCGGCTAAGTTTTTGAACGATTTTAAGACCCCGGTTTTGTACACCGATCTGCCTTTCGACCTGTCGTTCATCTACTCCGAAAAAATAGCCGGTTATCAAATTAAACTCGGCGGCAACGGTATCGACATCAACGCCAACATTTGCGGCGCCTTAGGCGAACTGATGCTGCTGAACGAAGACGGTTCGGTTTTACTGAACGAGGACGGCTCTAAACTGCTTATTGAACAACAAGCGCCGGGTGTATTGCTGAGCCAGTTAGGGGTTAACCGCTTGCAGATCACCCAGAACATTCCAACAAACAGTATTTGGTTAGATGTGTTTTTGTTTTACACCGATACCTACGGAAACAACATCCAGGTAACGGAAAACAGGCGTTTGCTGTTAGATAACTCGCCCTGCAACGCCCTGCCCTACGAATATTTAAAATGGATGGGCCCCAGCGGCGGTTGGCTATATTACCTGCTCAGCGTTAACCAGATACACGAGATCAGCACTACCGATGCCGTACTAACCGAGCTTTACATTGACGATTACGCCACCGCCGACAGTACGCAGCAACTCATCAGCATGAGCGCGCAAAAAAAGATAACGGCGGGCAAAAACGACATCCACGCCCACGAAGCCGAGGCACTGGCCACCATCCTCTACTCGCCCAAGGTTTACCGCCTGGTTGATGCCGCCACCAATACCTGGCAGGGCGTTATTATGGATACCAAATCGCTCACCCTATACCAAACCACCGCCCAAACCGGCGACTTTGAAATTGCCTATTTACTGCCCGAGGTGAATGTGCAGCGGGCGTAGAGGATGAGTCCGGAAGACCGAAAATTTGGAAAAGAGGACTATGGTCGTTAAATTTAGACTACATGATCTTCCGGACTAAACCTTATTTGTTATATTTTTCAATGTTTGTTATATTTGTATTGTTTATTAAATGATTAGCACGTTGCATTATGGGAAACAATCTCACCACCCAGCTTAACAATAAAAAAGACACTTATGCCCATGTGTCTAATATTAAACTCGCAACGGGTACTACAAAACCTGCTTTAGTAAAAATAACAACCGAAGAAATTAAATCAAAAAGAGCATCAGCTTATAAATATTTGCTGCCTTAATGTTTGATATTTCTACCAGCTATCCTTATTGTAAAGTAGGCGACCATTCGGGGATAACAACCAATAGAAAACATGTTGAACACTTAACAATTTATAGCTTCAGAACTCATTCGTATCCATACCTAATTGAAGTAGAACAATACAAGCACAACATATATGTGCTTAAATTTTACCGGAGGATTCACAAAGGCAATAAAGATAAATTTCATTTAATGACCAATGAGGGTAAATGCTCTCGCATTATTGGTACTTGCTTTAGTATATTTATGGATATATATGCTAAAAACCCATTGGCCAGTTTTGGTTTCGTAGGTTCAAATACAATTGATAGATCAAATAGGTTTATTGAGCCCAAAGAAGAAACCAAAAGATTTAAAATTTATAGAAACGCTGTTTTTAATTATTTTGGCGAAGAAACATTCTCGCATTTTGCCGATGCTAAGTACAGCGTTTATTTAGCTATCAGCAATAAAAACAAATCGGTTTACGATATTAAAAATGAGGCCGATAAAATTTTAGAGGATCTGTTACTCTAATTTTACCATTACAAATTACTCCAACGGCTGTAGGTATATCCTGTCATCCCGACCGGAGGGAGAGATCTTTTTCGCGGGACACAACAAGCTGCTCATCGCACGCAAAAGATTTCTCACTCGTACCTCGTTCGAAATGACAATGGTATTTTGTTTTAGATGATTTTCCATTGCCACAATCATCCGCATACTTCTCAAAAGGAAATCTCAATACTCACATCTCAATACTCATATCTAACCCATGCAATACGCACAACTATACGTTAACGACATTAAACTTGATTTACCTACCGACAGCCTTGTGGCGCTGTCGTACGCGGTGAATACTTTGGCCGATCTGCAAACCGTGCAGGGCAATATTTCTAACTCCATTAGTTTGCCCGATACAGCCAATAACCGGGCGGCGCTGGGTTATCCGGAGGATCTGAATTTTAACGGGGCGTACATCATCCGCAAAAAGTTGCCTTGCAGGTATGTGCAGAATGGTGTGGATGTTATCCCGCAAGGAAACCTGCGCATTGTGGGTGCATCAAAGGGTGTGCTTAAAGTGGTGGTGAGCTGCGGCAATACCGATTTCTTTGATCTGCTTACGGGTAAAATACGCGATCTGGATATGAGCGAGTACGATCACATCTGGAACCTGGACAACGTAATCGCCTCGCGCCTGAATACCGATGGTTACCTGTACCCCGTTGTAAATTATGGCAACCTGATAAACGACACCACCAAAGAAAACGGTACGGCCATCTTCGCCCGCGATATGCGGCCCGCCGTGTTTGCCAAAACCATTGTTGATAAAATTGTGGCCTCGGCAGGCTACACGCTCACCAACCTGATAACCGCCGACCCGGTTACCGCGCCCATATACAACAACCTGCTGCTGCCCTTTAGCGACGATCAGCTGATACACCCGCAACGGTATATTGATCTGTACAGTCCGCAGGATATTGAGGTGCAAAACAGTAACACGGTGCAATTTATTAGCGCCAACGGCACCCAAAACGCTATCCCGTTTGATACCAAGGTTGCCGATGTAGCCAACCGGTTTGATGGCGTTAACTGGACCGCCAACCGCATTATGCGGATTGATGTGAGCGCCACCTTCCCACATATTCACTTAAGCAGGCCGGGCGGCTCGGGCGGCAGCGACGATAGCGTTAAGGGCGCTTATTTTAAGATCATGGTAAGAGCGGCCGCCGATGGATCAACCCGGGAACTGTACGAGGCGCAGAGCCTGGGCTTTAGCGGCGGCAGCAACGATGCCGATTACTACGGCTTCACGATGTCGTTAACGGCGGTACCGCTTAACGTTGGCGACCAGATCTATTTAGATGTTGAAACAGCCGGGCACGGCGTAAACACCACCGTTGATATTTATAGCGGCGCCGTTTTAACCATTAAGGCCAATAACGAGGATGTGCTGTATGGCGAGCAGATACAAATTGAAGGCGCGCTGCCCGATATGGCCACTACCGATTTTTTAAAGTTTATTTCGTTTATGTTTTGCGCCATTATACAAACCGATAACGTTAACCAAACCGTTACCATTGTGCCCTTTGGCTATATTAAACAAAACCTGCCCAACGCGCTCGACTGGAGCAGCAAAATAACCAACGACAGCGAAGACTACGATGTGCAGTTGGGCGATTACTGCCAGCAAAACGAGGCCAAGTGGCAGCACGATGATACGGTATCGCCGGATACGTATGCCAACGGCAGCTTTTATTTAACCGATGATAACCTTGACCTTTATCAGGATATTTACGACCTGCCTTTTGCCGCCAGTATGGAAACCACCTGGCTCAATAATACCTTCCGCACCATCTTCATCAATAAAATACCCGATATTACTACCGCCAACCAAATGGTTACCCAAACCGAACAGCGCGTTTGCCTGCTCAACAAAACAAGCGGGCAAATTACCTATAAAAATGCCAATGGCGATGCAGGTACCCTTGTAGGCGATAACATCCCGCTCACGTACTTTAGTTCGGGCAGTCCCTTTGTGCCCGATTTAACGCTGCCCAGCATTTTTACAAACCACTATCCCGATCTGGTTACTGTACTCAGCGATCAGCGTAAGCTAACCTGCACCCTGCGCCTTACGGAGATGGATATACAAACGCTTGATTTTTTTAAACCCGTGTACATCCAAAAATTCGGCTGCTACTTCTACATCAGCAAAATAACCGATTTCACCGGCGTAAAACCCGTGCAGGTGGAGCTGATCAGACTGTAGTAAAGAATATCGAATAATGAATTTCGAACATCGAATATCGAAACACTTCATCATTCAACATTGGGCGTTCGGTGTTCGATATTTAATTTAACCGCCATTCAATCCTTCAATAACTCAATCCTTCAACCATTAAAAAATGGATCAAACAAAAAAAACCCTCAGCATTGATATTGATACCACCGCGCTAAACCAAAGCGTGACTACCGCCAAAACCGCCGTAAGCGCGCTAACCGACCAGCTAAAGGCCCTGAAAGCTGCCGGGCAGGATACCACGCCCACATTTACAACATTAAGCAATCAGCTTAAAACCACCACCACCGATTTAACCAACAGCACCACTGCCCTGCAAGCCTACACCGCCGCCCTAACCAAAAAAACACAAGCCGAACAGGCCGATAACAAGGTTACACAGCAAGGGGCTGGAGCAACTCCGGGTGATGGTACAAGCAATCAACGGTCGCCGCAGTTGATTCAGGGTGCTTTACCGCCTTTGAGTGTGCAGGATACATCGGCAACTGACACTTCGCAGAGTATAGACCCGAATGCGCAACGGTCGCCGCAGCTACAATCAACCGCGGCACCTATGGATGTTACGGATTCAGTTACTGGGGCATTAGCAGGTACTGTACCAGCCTCTGCTTTTCCACAAAGCAGCCCGACCAATGATCCTTCTAAACAAAATCTACCAACTGTAGATCTTACCGCTCAGACTGCAAAAACAAATTTGTTTAAGCGCGCCCTTACAGATGTACAAGGTGCCATTAAAGACACACAAGGTGCCCTTAATAACTACGTCAAAACCACACAGGTTGCGGTTGATAAGGAAACACTAATCCTTTCTGCAAGAGACTCTGCTTATCTAAAGAGTACTAATACCATAATAGGCTTGTTTGGTAAAAATACCGAGGCAAACAAGCAGGCTGTTCAGGCAAAAAAACTGTTCACAGCCGTCGAAATTGCTATTAATACAGAGCAGCAGGTATCATCTTATATTTCAGCTACTGCTACAGCTGTAAATCAAGATATGCTGGTGCCTATTATTGGGCCGGCATTGGCCGCCGTTGATATTGCCATTGGCGCTGTTGAAGTTGCTACCGCTATTGCCGATGGAGCTAAACAAGTAACTAAAATTAATAGCCTCACGGTACCAAGTGTTCCAACCCAAGGTAAAGCCCGCGGTGGTATATTCCAATCCGATGGTATGGGTGCTTACCTTACCGGGCCGGGTACGGGTACAAGCGATAGCATTAACGCGCGCCTCAGCAACGGCGAATCGGTTATTAATGCCCGCTCTACACAAATGTTCGCGCCTATCCTGTCGGCTATTAATCAGGCTGGTGGCGGGGTGGCGTTTAGTGCCGTTGGCTCGGGCGCTTACGCCCAGGGCGGCTTGTTTAACGGCAGCAATACCCTGAACGATGGTTCGAACGATTTAGCCAATACCCGCGCCATTAACAACATGGTTAAAACCATGGCAGCCAACATGCCCCGCCAGGTTTTAGTGGTTGAAGATGTACAGGCCAGCCTGCAAAATAAAGTAATGCTGCAAAATATGAGCAACTTTTAAAAAGCTAATTTTTTTAGTATTTTATATTGCGATATTAAAATGTGGCAATGACATACTACTTTACACCAGATAAAATATATTTTTCATACCCTTGTTTCAAATATAGGTCAGAAACCTAATAAAGCAAGTGTATAAATACAAAATGCCCAACTAAACATCGGGCATTTTGTATTTTTTGAGTAATGTTATTGTTATGAATTTAAAACCGCAATTACACATGGCAAGATAACTTATGAAAGTATAGTTGACGTATCAGGAAAAACCAAAGACTTTATTTTTAATGCGGCTAATAAATGGATGCTTGATTATTTTAATAGTAAAACTGGGGGAATACTGAGTACCGATAAGGAACAAGGGCAAATTTTGGGCAAAGGCAGTTTCCAAAAATCTGACGAATTTCGCGCCCTTTTTAGAGTTAATAATGATTATACGTTTATTTTTAAAATACAAATTGATTGCAAAGACAATAAATACAGAATACGGCTGTATGATATACTCTATGATGATACCTGGCCTTTAGAAGGATATAACGACGATCTTAAAAAATCAAAAAACAAAATGGATCATCAAAACGCATATTTATTTGATGCTGGCTTCAAAAACATAATGGCATCATTGGCGAATAGTATCAAAAAAGCAGCCAATGATGATTTTTAAAACTGATTATTCCAGTCGGATGGTATGGGTGCTTACCTTACCGGGCCGGGTACGGGTACAAGCGATAGCATTAATACACGCCTCAGCAACGGCGAATCGGTTATTAATGCCCGCTCTACACAAATGTTCGCGCCTATCCTGTCGGCTATTAACCAGGCTGGCGGCGGGGTGGCGTTTAGCGCAGTTGGCTCGGGCGCTTACGCCCAGGGCGGATTGTTTAACGGCAGCAATACCCTAAACGATGGCTCGAACGATTTAGCCAATACCCGCGCTATGAACAACATGGTTAAAACCATGGCTGCCAACATGCCCGCCAGGTTTTAGTGGTTGAAGATGTACAGGCCAGCCTGCAAAACAAAGTGATGCTGCAAAACATGAGCAAAATACAAGAAACTAATTTTTTTAGTATTTGTATTCCGTTTTAAAAATGTTTTATTATTTTTATCAAAAAATATTATCACATGAAAAAACTATTACTACCTATTATTTTGCTTATTACTGCTTTTACAGCAGCCAAAGCGCAAGATAAATTATGTAAAGATATTACAAAAACCGTTGAAAACTCAACTGTTACCTACACGGCTCCAACACCTGGCTGGCCATTCGGGAAAGATGTTATGGAATTTAGTTTGTTTAAAGTTGTTCAGGCGGGCAGTTCACAAATGTACTTAACCATAGCCTACAATACGTCTAATCCTCATGAAACCTCAACCGACGTTTCGGTCAAATTTGATAATGATTCGTTATTAACGTTTTCAAATGTAATACTTAACGTTAGGCCCGGAAATTTTGTATATGGCGTTCAATGGTATTTATACACCACTACTGTGCCGTTAACTAACAGCGATATACAAAAATTAAAAACTAAAAAAGTTACACGTTATACCGTAGTGGGCCGTACCGGAGCTCCTCCTCCCTTGTGTAATTTTAAAGATAGGATTCAGGCTTATGCCAATTGCCTCGATGCTTTAACCCCAAGCCCTGATGAAATAGATCCGGCTAAACTGATAAGCAAAAAGTTTGATGACATGAAGAATATCACCACCTACAGCAGCCCTGCTACCGAAAACATACAGGTAATAAAAACCATAGATTCATCGGGCCCTTTAACAGCAGTGTGGTTTTATGCCTATAAATCTATTCCGGATGATAAACAACAAACCGTTTATGTAAAATTTGACGATGGCAAAGTATTAAACTTCCCGGCCGTAAGCAGTTGTTCAAAGGCAGGCCGTGGCCAGTACCTTTATACCTGTGGAGTTACCTTGAGTCCCGACAACATTCAAAACTTTAAAAATAAGAAGATCATTAAATTTCAAATTGCCGATACCGACGTTATGGTAGACAATACCCTTGGCCTGAGTGTAAACACCTGGGTAAATGGCGTTGAAAATTTAAAGTAGATCATTGCAAAGCCTGCTGCATCAGGAAGCGCATCGTACAAAGAGCCGCCCGTAAACAAGTCGGCTCTTTGTATTTTATCAAATGCGCATCGTTAACTACTTACCCTTCATTACTCTCACACCCACCTCCCAAAATCCGACGATTATTTTAATTATTCTGGTTTATTTGGTTAATTATCAAAATACAAATAACTAAAAATCAACAACTTAATTTTTATTACAATTATACCACACGTAATAAAACCCGTATCTTTGTATAACAAAAAAAGGGAGCAAAACTCCTGATTAAAATCTTCGGATATTCAACATATCCACAATCAATATTCGTTATTCAAAAATCGCAATACTCAAATCGCAATACGCCTATGTTTCAAACCCTGCTCCAACTTAAAAACAACGGCACGTTAAAGCACCTGGTTTTAAACGGGCTGATGTCGTCCAAGGTGTTTATGTATCTCGAGATCTACCTTTGGGTTGATGCCCGCAGCAAAACAACGCAGCAAAGCCTTAACGCCATAGTAACCGATGCCGAAATCACCTTCGGTGTATGCCGAAAAACCATCTGGAATGCGCTAAGAATAATTAAACGGTTAGCCGAGGAAGAGTAACCAGAACCTCGTCTCCCCTATGTCGTTGCGAAGTACCCTACTTTGTCATTGCGAGCGATAGCGTGGCAATCGCGAACTTTGCACAACCATCTTGCTTCTGTGCGATTGCTTCGTTCCTCGCAATGACAAACTCAATAAATCAACAAATAAAAAACCAGTGTAAAAACCCGTACACCACTTTAACCAGCCAGCCGCTGTACCTTTGTATCACAATAGCAATAGAAGTAATAATTAAAACGAGCCGGAAGCGAGAAGCTGGAAGCATGAAGCCAAACCAGCAAAACAGAAAGCGCGAAGCCAAACCCATAAAAAAGCTTCAAGCCTCTTGCTTCAAGCTTCCAGCTCATTAAACTAAAAAAACTCCCTCCTCATGTCCACCTGTCACATCTACATCTACGGCGATATCGTCAGCCTTCAGGCGCCCGGCCTGGGCCAGGCAGGCGCTGTGTCCTTAACCTCAGTAAAGGATGCGTACAACTCTAACAGCGCCTGCGACGAGGTCGTGGTACACATCCACTCCAATGGTGGCTCCGTGTTCGAAGGCTTCGCCATTCACGATTTTTTGGTGAACACCGGCAAAAAGATCACCACCGTAGTTGAGGGTTTGTGCTGCTCCATAGCCACCGTTATTTTTATGGCCGGCACCGAGCGTAAGCTTACCGAGAACTCCCGGTTCCTGATCCACAACCCTTGGGGAAACGGCGAAGGCGATGCAGCCTATTTCCGCCAGTATGCCGACGAGTTGCAGGACGAGCAAAGCCGCCTGCTAAACTTTTACAAACAGCAAACCGGCGCCAGCAGCCAAATACTGCAAAGCTACATGACCGCCGAAAAACTAATGAGCCCCGAGCTGGCCGTTGAGCTAAAATTCGCCACCGGTATTATTGATACCGTAAAGGCAATGGCCCTGTACCGCAACCAACTACACAACCCTTACCAAGTAACCCAACAAACAAACACCAATATGGACAAAACCAAAAACAACAGGCTTGCCGGCCGAACAGGCGGGTTTAACCAGCTTATTGCCGGACTAAAAAACCTGGTGAAAGATTTTAACAACGATGCCCAGGCCATACAGGCGGCCAATAAAACCCTTACCGGGGACGATGGCGACCTGTACTTTGACGGCGACCTAACCGAAGGCACAGCAGTTTTTAGCGATGATGCCATGACCGTACCGGTTGCCGATGGCGACTACGAGTTTGAAGACGGCACAGCCATTAGCGTAGCGCAAGGCTTAGTAACCGATGTAACCCAACCCAGCGATGGCTCGGGCGCTAACGACGATCCATCAGGCAAAACCACAATGGCCGCCCTGCGCAAAAAGTTAGCCACCCTAAAAGCCGAAAAGCAGGAACTGGAAACTGCTCTGGCACAAAGCGAAACCGTAATGGCAAGCGCATCAAAAGCGTTACAACTGGCCAAATCAACCTATCGCCCCGAAAAACGCGAAAACAAATTTAACCGCGCTGCCAAACCCACCAACCACGATTTAGCCGACAAAATGGAGGCCCGCAGAGCGGAATTGAAAGCGAAGAGGTCCGAAAGCCGGAAAGCATAATTAAGCCTCTCCCTCCCACCATGTCATCTCGACCGTAGGGAGAAATCTTTTGCACGAGACACAATCGCATACAAGGCCGCTCGTAAAAGATTTCTCACTCGTACCTCGTTTCGAAATGACATCGTAGGAATTTCCCACATCTCACATCTTACCTTCCACATCTTCCATCAAACCAATAACCATTAACTCAATAACCAACTCATGTCATCAAACATTAATCTATCTACAGTTACCTTCGACGGTAGCGAAGTAATGAGCTTGCGCGAGGCGTTTTACCAGGCGGTATTTCAAAACCCAACCATCGATCAGTTTCATACCGTTGTAACCGGCGTTAAGGCCAAACAACAAATGATATTTTTAGGTCAGTTTGGTTTAACGGGCAAAAAATTATCCGACTGCGATGCCACGCCAAGTACAGCTATCCTGCCCACAGTCGAAAAATTTTGGGAACCCCAATACATCGGCGACCGCATTGAGCAATGCTACTCCGACCTTTTAAGCTCCTTTTTTGTATGGGGATTAAAAAACGGAGTTCAAAAGCCCGATTTAACCAATACCGATTTCGCTCTCTTCCTCGAAGATCGTTTCTCACTTGCCGCTTACGAAACTGCCCTGCGCTTTGCCTGGTTAGGCAACACCGCTGCCGACATTGCCACCAATGGCGGCTATTTGGCCAACACGGTTGATCCCGGGTACTTTAACGTGCTCAACGGTTTCTGGTCGCAAGCATTAACTATCGCTGCGGCGGATGCTACCAAACACGTAGCCATTGCCAACAACGCCGGTGCAAGCTATGCCGCCCAGGGCTTTACAGCCGATGATGTGACCAACAAGGTAGTTACCAGTACTTTCGAAAACATGATCTACAATGCCGACCTGCGCCTGCGCGGAGCTAAGGACAAGATCATCGTGGCCACACAATCAATGGTTGACCAGTATGCCCGCGAACGTAAGGCCGTAAGCAACGTTGAGTTAGCCTACGAGCGTACCGAAAGCGGAATTGATACCTTCCAGGTTGACGGTATTGATGTAATTCCGTTCCAGTTTTTAGACCGCCACATTCGCGGGTACGAAAACAACGGCACCAAATGGAACCAGCCGCACCGCGCCATCTTCACCACCAAAAGCAACCTGCAAATTGGTACCGAAGAAAGCAGCAACCTAAGCGAGCTTGATCCTTTTTACGACAAACCATCCAAAAAATACATCGTCGACTATGGCTTCAACCTCGATGCCAAAATAGCCGAAGATTATTTAACTATGGTGGCGTATTAAATAATGATTGATGGATTGAATTATTGAAGGATTGAATACTATCAATCTATCAAAAGAATCAATTATACAATCCATCAATCATCCAAAATTCAATAATTCAATCCGTCAATCATTCAATAATTAACCACCCATGGCCATCTGCGGAAAACTCATCCAAAACATGCTTTATGATTGCACCAACCCCATTATAGGTGGCGTTGAGGCAACGGTGTACCTTTTTAACCGCAGCGATATTGTTGCTTATGTTAGAGACACCGACAACCCCCAAATAGTAACCGATATTACGCTGGCTACCAGCGCGCTGGGTTACAGCTACGAAGGTTACAATACATCAGTAAAACCAAAAACAAGCTTTGTAAAAAAAGATTATAGCCCACGGTACGATCACACTTTAGATTTTGTGATCTTCGCTAAAGGCGCGGCGGTAAAGGCCGAAGTTGAAAAATTAGGCACCAACCGCGTTGTCGCCATTATCGAGAATATCCACAAATCGGGCGATTCAGCTTTCGAAATTTTTGGTACCGACCTGGGCCTGGAGCTTACCACCGTAAAATCAGACCCGAACGATGCCAACTCCGAAGGCGCTTACGAAATTACCCTGGGCTCGCCCGCCAATTTCAAAGAACCCCACATGCCCGCAACGTTCTTCATAACCGATTACGCTACTACAAAAGCAGCCTTACTGGCGCTGATCACTCCTTAATGATTGAAGGATTGAGTGATTGGAGGATTGAATGTTAGAGCAATTATTGAATTCAATCATTCCGTCATTCAATAAATCAATCATTAAATCATCTGCACATTACTCCCGGCTCCTGCTATTGAGCAACGGCCCTAAGTTACCAGGCATGGTTGCCGGCAGTTAATGTACAGAAAGTAGCATAACACTCTCAATTTATCCCCTTGTCATTGCGAGGAACGAAGCAACCGCACGGAAGCAGAGTAAACTTGCAGAGTTCGCGATTGCTTCGTACCTCGCAATAACAAAATGGGAAAGCAATGCCACAATTATTAAAACCATGCAAACACCCGGCACCCAGGTAACCCAACTGCTCAACTCGGCATCGCAAATAGCGCAACGCCAACCCGAAGCCATTAGCCTGCTCAACCAGGTTTACCGCGAGTTGTTTAACCAAACTATACAGCAGGGTTGCGGCAATTGCTATCAAAAAGCATTTTATCGCATACAAAAATACCTGTACCTGCAACAACAGAACCAACCCTTAAATAACATGACATTAACCAAACGTGAGTACCTGCTAAAACCCGGCCGCAGCCTGCAAACAACCTTCGGCGGCGATACCCTCACCAACGATAACCTAACAGACGAAGCCGCCAAAAAACTACTCAAAACCTACCCCGCGCTAATACAACACTTTGAACGATACCCTTCGGGGGAAGTGGCAGGAACCAAAGTAATAGCACCGGCAGATGCCCCAGCAGCCAGTGCCATTGCAAGCGATAGCGCGGCAACCGCACAAAAGCAGAGCAACAAGGCAATATTACAAATAGCTAAGGATGACATGATTGAAAATAATTAAATCAATCACACATTCAATCCTTCAATCACTCAATCCATCAGTCATTAAAAAATGAGACTCCTAACCAGCACCCGGCGCGATACCACCCAGCGAATAACGCAGCGCGAGAACCGCACTTACGGCATCGTAAATTACGATGATGACAATGCCTACCCGCAGCGCGTGTATTTGATGACCAACTCCGCCCCTACGGCACGCACCTGTGTTGATACTTACAGCCGTTTTATTGGTGGCGCGGGCTTTGCCGATTTAACCTTTTACCAGGCCATAGTAAACAGCGAATCCCAAACAATGGATAAAATATTGTTGCTGGTTAAAAAAGACATGGCCCGTTTCCGGGGATTTGCGCTGCATGTAAACGTTAACGCCGAAGCCAGGATAACCGATATTTTCCACGTTCCGTTTGAGCATGTGCGCATGGCATCAGAGAACAGGAAGAACGATTCGGGTTTCGATTTCGCTACCTACGCCGATTGGAGTCGCGAAAAGCGCAGCAACATCCGCACCGATCTCATCACCTGGTTCCACGCCTTCGATTTGAGTAAAGAAGCCATTGCCGCACAAGTAGAAAGCGTTGGCGGCTGGGATGCGTACAAGGGACAGCTGCTGTATGTAAGTTTGGATGAGAACAGTTATCCACTCGCATCGTGCGATGCCGTGTTAGAAAGTTTGTATGCCGAGATCCAGTCGGACATCCGCACCACCGCTAATCTGCAAAACAATTTCAGCGCCAAAACCATTATGGTACACAAAGGCAAATTTGCCGATGACGAAGCCCGCCAGGAATTTGAAAGCGATTTAGAAGCCTTTATAGGCCCCGATGGTGCGGATATTATTGTGGTTGATGTAGATACCGACGAAGAAGTGCCGCAACTGATAGCCGTTAACAACAATGCCGACGACAAGGTTTTTGAATATACCGATACCAAGATCACCAACAAAATAATCCGCAACTGGCTCATTCCCAAAATACTGTTATCGGTAACCGATGGTTCGGGATTTTTTAACCAGGAGCAGGTTAGGGACGCCACCATGTACTACAACATGGTAACCATTGAAGAGCGCATATTGCTCGAAGCTATATTTAAAAAATTAGGCCAGGGCTTTCATCAAAGCATCAATCCATCGGGCGATTACTCCATCATCCCCATCGAGTTTAAACTCAGCAAGGCCGATCCGCCCGAGAGCCTCGTTAAACTGCTCAACAACCAGTATATCACCGATCAAAGCAAACGCAATATCCTAACCGTACTCTACGGCCTCGCCGAAGAAGATGCGCTGAAGATATACCCGGAGGTGAGCCTGAAGCCGGAAGAGCTGGAAGCGGGAAGCACGAAGCCGGAAGCTAAAAAATTATAGCTAAACAAATAAAAAACATAAAAAAAGCTTCAAGCTTCTGGCTTCAAGCTACCAGCTAAAAAAATGGAATCCTTACTCATAACCAAAACCGACTTCGCGGCGTACCGCAACCTAACCGTTAATATGGACGATAGTAAGCGCCTGGAGCCTTTTATTTTAGAGGCCCAGCGCATAGATCTGAGCAACATGCTGGGTAAACGTTTGTATTTCGATATGATTAAATACCTGTCGAGCTATAACGCGGGTATCGCCGCGCAAACAGATCAATCGCCATACCAAGCCAGCACCGATGAGCTTTGGTTTCAAAAACTATTGAACGGCGCCAGTTACAACTACACCTGGCCCGATCAAAGCATCACCACCAAAATATACGCGGGGTTAAAGCCGGTGCTGGTTTATTTAAGCTACGCCAGGTTTGTGCGGAACGATAATGTGCGGTCGACCCAATCGGGCTTTGTTAAAAAGACGGTTGATTTTTCAACTCAAATATCTGATAAGGAGATTCAATCTGTAGCCTTTTATTGCCCACTTTTTCTCTGATCAACAAACTTGTGATCAAAAAACCGCTTATCACAAAAAACACATGAACGCCTAAAAGGCCACCGTTAACAATGTGCCTAACTATTAAGTTGCTAAATTTGGTGTTTACATGAGCAACTATTACCACAAGTATAGAAAGGGCTCTTAAACCATCTAATGAGGGGATGTATTTTTGAGATAAAAAATCAGGTATCGCAAATTCGTCCGAAAATAGCTTGTTTTTAAACCCAACTAATACATTCATTCAATTAGTTCATTATATCACACAATAATATAAAGAATATGAAGATTTTCCAGCTTAATAAGCAATTAAACACCTCTAAATTAAGCAGTATTAACAAATCATTAAAAAAAATATAAAAAACCGCATAAAAACTAACATTTCACTATTAAATACCGGTTGTGAATTTAATTTTCAATTAAAAATTACAACTTACACACTCCATTGTCTTGTTTTCCAATTAAGACAATACCAATTTGCTTACGCAAGAAAACACAACAGAGCAGGCCAATTAAACCACTCCAAAAACCTACTCAAACTCTTCCAATCAGTAAATATCTGTTTCGAAAGTCAAAAAACCGTTACCTGCTGACCAATCAGTATGTTTTTGACACTATATTGATTTTATTATTTGCTGATTTTTAAACCTTTCGCTATTTTTATGTTCAAACAGATAATGGAATAGGGCATGTTGACATAAAGCGTACTGTTATGAACAAGGTTTACAATAAAAGATCGGTGGTAGTGGTGTTTGGGGTAACAACGGTAGTTGTTTTGTCGGTAGGTTACTTTATTGGCAGGGCCTTGTTGAAAACCAAAGACAGTATTGAGGTTAGCGAACTGGAAATAAAGCTACCTACGGGTAATAGTTCGGTAAAAATTGGCGCATCGCAAAATGCGTTGATACAGGTCTTAGGTACGCCCAAACAAATAGCAGCCTATTCTTCCCAGGCCGATTACAAACAAGGCACTGTGTTAAACTATAATGGCGCTAAATTTTATTTTGTGCACAACAGGCTCGCCAACTTCGAAATAACATCGCATAAGTTTAAAGTTGGCCTGGCCAGTACCCACCGGTACAATTCCATCGGCAATCTCCGGTCTGAATTGCCGCGGTTTAAAATTCAGGATCAAACGGCTTTGTTAGACGTTACCAATCATGATTCCACCACCGATCAATACCTGGAGTATGATTTGAGCGATAGCGGCAAGGTAACCAGAATTAGCTATAGCGACTATTAA